GAGAAATATATATCGACATTGAAACGAACGGAACACAATCACCGCTCTTTGCCGACGATGTTTTCTATTGCGTCAGTCCGAAATTATCAGGATCAGGCGTTAGGTGGCGACCCTCATGGGATAAGAAAATGAAATTGTACGCTCAACGCTCATGGGAAGGATCAGCAGCCCTTAAGTTTGTCATAACCGAAGAACGTCACGACCACGAATTGGGAGAGGTAGAAGCTTTCGTTTCGAAATTCAATTTCTTTAGGAACATGGTTTACTTAATGCCCGAAGGTCAAACAAACGCCGAGTTAAATTCAAATCACGTTTCGAAAGTCGCTCAAAGCTGCATCGATTTAGGTTACACATATTCCGATCGCCTACATGTTCGACTTTGGGACGACAAGAGAGGAGTGTAATGAAACAACACGCAGAGGAAGCAGTAAAGACAATACTTGAATACTTAGGAGAAGATTCGAGTCGTGAAGGACTACTTAGAACACCTCATCGAGTCATAAAGGCATGGGAAGAAATGACCGAAGGTTACGCAATAACAGACGAGCAGTCGCTTTCGACCGTATTCAACGAAACAAGCGACCAAATGGTTGTCCTTACCGGCATATCGTTTCACTCGAATTGCGAGCATCACATGTTGCCTTTCATCGGAACCGCTCACACCGCATACATACCAAACGGCAAAGTCGTAGGCATATCGAAACTCGCTCGAGTCGTGCATCAATACAGTCGACGATTACAAGTACAAGAACGAATGACCGAACAAATAGCCGACGCTATCGACAACGTGCTAAATCCTTTAGGAGTAGGAGTCGTGGTCGAAGCTCATCATGCCTGCATGTCATGTAGAGGAGTTAAACAAACAACAACATCAATGACCACTTCAGCGTTACGAGGAGCCATCAAAGACGAACCAGAAACAAGACAGGAGTTCCTTTCACTGGCTTTAAGAAATTCTGGACACTAGGCTCTGGACATGGCTCGAGTACAAAGTAATCAAACGCCAGAAGTATTAGAACGCTATGAGGAGGTTGTTCGCCTTCGATCATTAGGGCTTTCGTTTCAACAAATCGCTGACCGTGTTGGCTATGCAGGTCGACAAGGAGCGATGGAAGCGTACAAACAAGCAATAAAGATGTGGGGCAATGAAGCAGTCGAAGAAATGCGCACGCTCGAGAATGAACGAATAGACCATTTGTGGCGAACAACGATTGGGCAATTAGAAAGAGCGCAACGTGAACAAGCCGAACCCGAGACGATTATGAGAATTATCGCAACGGCAAACAATTTGTCTAAACGTCGATCGACGCTATGCGGACTCGATGCACCTCGACAGGTCGAACTCACAGGCGCAGATGGAGGAGCTATCGAAACAGACATTGGGCAAATGCTTAAGGATCGATTGCAACAATTACAATCTCGAAGTGTCGAAACGATCGACATAGGCGGGGCAAATACCTCAGTCAACATCGATAATGAACCTTAAAAGGGCGCTATGACCGATCTAAATATCGAAGATTCAGTGGTTTCTCAATTGTTGACGCTAGAACCGTCGATATTCGAAACGTTATCAGACGAGGAACAAAGGCAAGTAATGTGGGACTGGTCGTTATGGGCAAGACCTAAACAAGTCGCACCTGAAGGCGACTGGAGGATTTGGCTGATATTGGCAGGTCGAGGTTTCGGCAAGACACGTTCAGGAGCTGAATGGGTAAGGCACAAGATCGAAACCAATCAATGTCAAAGGGTTGCCTTGGTAGGCGCAACAGCCGCAGACGTTCGAGACACAATGGTCGAAGGCGAGTCGGGACTACTTCGAATCTTCCCACCTGATAAACGACCACGCTATGAGCCGTCGAAACGTCGAATCAGTTTCCACAATGGCGCAATGGCAACAACATACTCAGCAGATGAACCTGATCGACTTCGAGGACCAAATCATGACCTCGCTTGGTGTGATGAAATAGCAGCATGGCGTTATCCCGACGCTTGGGACCAACTAATCTTCGGCTTGCGCATAGGCAACGATCCTCGACTTGTTGCAACGACAACACCTCGACCTACTCGACTCATCAGACAACTTGTCGAAAGGAAAGACGTTGCTGTCACGAAAGGCAGCACGTTCGAGAATGCAGCTAACCTCGCTCCTACATTCCTCGAAGAAGTCAAAGCACGTTATGAAGGAACACGATTAGGAAGGCAAGAACTTTACGCTGAAATACTCGATGATGTCGAAGGCGCATTATGGACAAGACAAATGATCGAAGATGCTCGAGTCAATAACATTCCCGAATTGACCAGAATCGTTGTAGGCGTAGACCCTGCAATAACCTCGAACGAATTTAGTGCTGAGACAGGCATCGTCGCTGTCGGTATCGACGGTAACGGAATCGGTTATGTGCTTGATGATCGATCTCTACAAGGCACTCCTGTCGAATGGGCAAACGCCGCTATTGCTTTATATCATCGAACATCAGCAGACAGAATCGTTGTTGAATCAAATCAAGGCGGGGATATGGTCAGACACACATTACAAACAGTCGAGTCACAAGTGCCTATTAAAACAGTTCATGCAACAAGAGGCAAACGTACCCGAGCGGAACCTGTGTCGGCGTTATATGAGCAAGGCAAGATTAAACATGTTGGGGCTTTCCCAACGCTCGAAGATCAGATGTGTTCATGGACACCTGAGTCAGCTTCGCCTGATCGACTCGACGCTTTAGTGTGGGCGATAACTGAATTGATGATAGGCAGCCAGTCGCCAATCGTCGTTCCTTTTTCTTCAACCCAAGCATCGCCATGGGAAATAAGTTAATATCGAGGAGGGTGTGATATGTCAGATGAAATAGCGAAACAACGACCAACGGCGACCGACTTTATGGAAATCGGTTCTTCGGGGCTTGTTCAATATGGAGGTCGTGTCGAAGAAGATTTCTTGCGTCAATTGCAAGGCAGGCGAGGTTACGCAATCTATCGAGAGATGGCTGAGAATCACCCAGTCATCGGAGGCATATTAACAGCGGTCGAAATGTTGTTCCGTTCCGTTGATTGGGCAGTCGAACCAAGCGACGCAGACGACCAACGATCAATCGACGAAGCCGAATTTGTGGCGGAGTGCATGAACGACATGAGCATCACTTGGCAAGACACAGTTAACAACGTGCTATCGATGTTGACCTACGGCTTCTGCTACAACGAAATCGTCTACAAACGTCGAGATGGGCATAAAGCAGATGGCGAGTCGTCATCATTCAGCGATCAACGTATTGGTTGGCGGAAGATGCCAGTGAGGTCACAGGACACAGTGTACGAGTGGAAGTTTGATGACAACGGCGGGATCGAAGGCATGACTCAAATGAATCCCATAGCGGGAACCGGACCTGTGTTTATTCCTATCGAGAAATCTTTGTTGTTTCGAACATCGACAAAGTTAAACAATCCCAAAGGCAGAAGCGTTCTTCGAAGTTCGTACACATCATGGTATTACCAGAAACGCATTCAACAGATCGAAGCAATCGGTATCGAGCGTGACTTGGCAGGATTGCCTGTCGCCTTTGTACCTCCTCAACTCCTTTCCGATAATGCAACAGCTCAAGAATCGGCTGCATTAACTGAGATTAAGAAAATCGTTCGAAACATACGACGAGATGAGCAAGAGGGGCTTGTGTTCCCGCTTGCCTACGATTACGAAACAGGACACAAAGCATTTGACATTCAACTTCTAAGCACAGGAGGTCGACGACAGTTCGACACCAACGCCATCATCAATCGATACGACCAAAGGATCGCTATGTCGATTCTTGCCGACTTCATACTCTTAGGACATGAGAAGATCGGAACGCAGGCGCTAAGTGTTTCGAAGATCGAACTGTTCATGGACACGATCGAGGCATGGCTGGCTTCCATCGCCGATGTGTTCAATCAATACGCAATTCCTCGCCTTATGAGATTGAACGGCATCACAGACGATCTCTTTCCTCATATCACATACACCGCTCCTCGAGATCCCGACATTGGCATCTTAGGCGATTACGTCAGCAAACTGACATCATCAGGCGCATTGTTGCCCGACAATGACCTTTCCGACTATTTGCGCAATCTTGCGGGATTACCGACGGAAACAGCCGAAGAAGTCGAATAATGGGCAATTTGCACCCACAGAGATCGATTTTAAGACGTTTATAGGAGTAGCCCCCTATGATTATGCGTTCTAACAAAGTGCCGGTCAGATGGGCGCAGAAATCTCGCCTTGATAATCAATTGCCTAGATTCCGACCGACTGATTCTGATTATTTGGACAAACA